TGATTGATGGTAAGTCTGTAAGGTATGTTGGCAAGAAGAATTTTTACTCAGTAACTAAAAAGAAATTTGGTAAAAAAGAACTTGAGAACATAACTGACAAAAGAACTAAGAAGTATACAACTATTACTAAACCTAGTTATCAAAACTATTATAGTAGTAATGTTACTCTTAAAGAAGCTCGCAAGAAAGGAGTGGTTATAAAAAGGTTTATGGTTAAGATATGTTTTTCTAAAACAGAATTGACATATTATGAGACCAAGTATCAATTTCTTAGAGAGGTTCTTGAAAAAGAAGAGTATTTGAATGGTAACATTCTTGGAAGATTTTATAAAATAAAATAATTATGACTGAAGTAGAATTAACAAGCCTCTTATTTAAGTTGGCTGATCTTGGTATTACAGGTGTTAAAGTAAAATATGATGGTGGAGGAGACTCCGGTGCCATAGAATGGATTGGATATACAACAGAAAAGTGTAATACTCCAGAAGATGTTTGTGATAATATAAATGATTGGGAAAATGATTCAAATTTGGCAGAGTTAGATTCAAGTGCTTATTCTTTAATTGAAGATTTTGCACAAGAAAAACTTTTAAATGATATAGAAGACTGGTGGAATAATGAAGGTGGTTTTGGTAATTTATGTATATCTGTTCCTTCAGGAAAATATATTATAAATAACCATGTAAGAGTTACTGATACAGAAGATTACTTTCATGACGGTAGTTTACTAGAAAAAGCAGAAGATGAGTGAAAAAGATAAAGCTGATGAAATGTATGCCTATGCTATTAAGCTACATGGTATTGATGAAGCTAAAGAAGAATCATTAAAATCTGCCATAGCAACACTTGCATTAGCACCATATCAAGATGGTAGAATGAAAGCTAGAAGTTACTGGGAAAGAGTTATTGAACATTTAAAGAAAAAGTAATGGCACATCCTTGGCAACATGCAAAATCCTCAGCTAAAAAGTTTGGAGGGTCTCCTGTAGATTATTTGGAAATACATAATTGGTTAGATGAAACTAAGGCATGGATTGGACATAGTATGCATAGAATGTTCAGACACCACAGCGAGGGTATATTTGAATGTGAAAAAAGATTTGGTATGACTATTACCAACTCTGATGGTAAAGATGTATATACAAGATATGTTGCAGAACAACATGTTAAAGAGGATTGTAATAACTATATCCCTACTGCAAAAGAATGGGTAGATATGATTGAATCTGGTAAACCTGAAAAATGGGCAATAAAAACTTTAAAAATAGAAGACTAATGATTTTTAACAAAGAAGAAACAAGAAACTTGCTGGGCATGCTTAAGTCTGAAGACACAGAGAATCATGTTGTAGCATTTGAGGCATTAAAGAATGTAGATTTTAAAGAATATACTGGAGAACTATTAGTACTACTTAAGTATGGTTCTGCTAGTATGAGTGAATGGAAGGACTCATGTCCTGAAATATATAAGAGATTTGAGGGTCTTAGTATGGATGATAAGAAACTTACCGGTCCTAAGACTCTTAGTTTAATGACAGCCAACAAAGCTAGTAAAGCATCTGTAGAATTATTTATGGAATCTTTTGTAGTTGACATGGTTGGTTTTCTAGATCAGGTCGGGTATCCTACTGATAAATTTGAAATAAACATTAAAATAAAAGATTAATGGATAAAGTACAAAGTCTAAGTAAAGCTGCTAAAGACTTAATGCTGAAAGAGCCCTATTATGGGTTCTTTCTCATTATGTTGAATAAAGTCTGGGACAAAAGAAGAGTTCCAACTGCAGGTGTTAGTAAGAATGGTATTAATTATCAGCTTACTATCAATGATGATTTCTGGGAAAGTCTTACTGAGGAACATAGATTAGGTTTACTTAAGCATGAGCTGTTGCATATTGCATTTGGACATCTTACTACTTTCTTTAAGTTTAGTGATAAGAGACTAGCTAATGTAGCTATGGACATGGAGATCAATCAGTACATTGATAACAACTGGCTTCCGGGTGGTGAGTATACCAAACAAGAAATAGATGATATCAGAGATCAAGTTAAAATTGAGATAGCTGAAGCTAGAGAAAGAGATGCACCTATAGAAGAGATAATGGAACTAGCAAACAAAGTTCCAGCTAGAGGTATTATGATTGAAGATTATCCAGATATGAATCTTGATAGAAAAGCTGGTTGTAGATATTACTATGATAAGCTAAAAGAAGCAAAGGATAAGAAAGATCAAAATGGTACTTGTGGTGACAGTAATATGGATAATCTTCTAGATGATATAGACAATGGTGATACACCAGATCATAGCACTTGGGAGGACTTTGAGAATCTTACAGAGGCTGAACAGAAACTTATAGAGAAACAATTACAGAAAGTCCTTACTGATGCTAAGGAACAAACTGAGAAGAAAAGAGGTAATGTTCCAGGTGAGATAGAAGGAGTTATTATTGTAGAAGAGATAGTTAAAGCTAAGTTTGACTGGAGAGGTTATATCAGAAGATTTACTGGTATCAGCACTCATGTCTATACCAAGAAAATCAGAAGAAAAGAGAATAGAAGATTTGATGCTAATCCTGGTCTTAAGATTAAGATGAAACAACACATGTTGTTAGGTATTGATACTTCTGGTTCTGTTAGTGATTCTGAGCTTAAAGAGTTCATGAATGAGATACACCATATCTATAAAGCTGGCGTAGAAATAACCATCATTCAATGTGATACAACTATTAAATCTATAGCACCTTACAAGGGTAAGAATGAGATAGAAGTTAAAGGTAGGGGAGGAACTGAGTTTGACCCTGTCTTAGAGTATTTTAATGCAAACACTAAAAAATATACAAGCCTGGTGTATTTTACAGATGGTGAATGTGATACAGATGTTAAACCTAGAGGAAATGTCCTATGGGTATTGTCAGAGAGATCTAGTATGAATACAGATTTACCAGGAAAAGTTATCCGTTTAGAGTTATAAAAACAAAAAAAAGAGTTATGAGTCAAGTTCAATTAAATGTAGAAGAGTTAAAGAATTTTATTAAGCATATGGTTACTAATAACCAACAAATTCAGAAGGACGGTAAAGTTCCTGTGGCTATTAATATTGAGGGTGATGCGGGCTTAGGTAAAACTTCAGCCATTATGCAATTAGGTAAAGAGATGAAAATGCAAGTTGTAAAGCTTAATTTATCTCAGTTAGAAGAATTAGGTGACTTGGTAGGTTTTCCTGTAAAAGAATTTGAAATACAAAATGCTGAAGGTAAGACTACATGGATTAATGAGTCTCAGATATCTGCAGCTAGTGCAAAAGGATACAAAGTTATTGGAAAGAGAATGTCACATGCTGCTCCTGAATGGATTCAGGGTAAAGGAGAGGGTGGTTTCTTAATCTTAGATGATTATACCAGAGCTGACCATAGATTTATGCAAGCAACCATGGAGATCTTAGACAGACAAGAATATGTATCATGGAAGCTTCCTGCTAACTGGCATGTTATCTTAACTACTAATCCAGACAACGGTGACTATAATGTTACTAGTCTAGATGTAGCTCAGAAGACTAGATTTATCTCTGTTGAGTTAAAATATGATGTAAGTGTATGGGCTAAGTGGGCAGAGACTTCAAACATAGATGGTAGATGTATTAACTTTATGCTGATGCATCCAGAATTGGTAACTCAAAGAGTTAATCCAAGATCTGTAACTACTTTCTTCAATGGTATAACTTCTATACCTAAGTTTGAAGATAACTTACCTATGATACAAATGATCGGTGAGGGTTCAGTAGGTGTAGATTTCTCTAGTATGTTTACTATGTTTATCAATAATAAACTAGACAGGATTATTTCTCCGGAAGATATCTTTGAGAAAGATGAGGCTTATGTTATTGGTTCTTTAACTGCAGCTGTAGGTAAAGATGATGACTTTAGAGCTGATATTTCTAGTGTTATTGCAACCAGAGTTATAAATTATTCACTAGTTAAAGCTGAGAAAGGTACCATTCCTCCAACCATGATTGCAAGGATAGCCAAACTTACTACTGACTGTGATGCATTTACAGATGACCTTAGATATTATATGATTAAGGAGATAGTAAATGGAAACAAGGTTAAGTTTAGCTCATTGATGATGAATCAAAACGTGGTGAAGATGGCTGTAAAATAAGCCAACATAGAACTGTTCCCCACAAAAGGAAGCTTTTACTAAAATAATACAAACTTAAGGGGAGGTAATTCTCCCCTTTTTAAAATTTAATTATGGATTTATATTTAGTTATAAACATTGATTGTACTAATGATGATTTTCAGATATATATAGATACTAAGGTAGCTAGTAAAGATGAGCCACAGTTTGCATTTAAAACTGATGCATATACTCCTACAAAAGGAGACAAGTATTATTTCTTACCTGGAGTTAATATCCCAAGGATAAAACTAAAAGATGTTGCACTGCAGCATGGAGTAAGAAATGTAAGAAATGTTGATGAAGCTACACAT